ACTAGCATAGGTTGCCATTCTGGTTCTGGCAATCTTTAGTTGTATAGTATAGTGTTAGTATAGTGTGACTACTCTAAGTATATTACACTCTATGATTACTCTACAGTGTGCCTAATAAGTATTGCTATACTGCACCAGTTTTCCTCTACTGTCAAGCGTTTTCCACGACAGATCGGCGTCCCGGACAAGAATCATGCCACAGATCGCCCTGATCGAGCGAGTTTCGCAGGAACTTGTAGGGAACAGACCCATCACCCCATCCGATAGGCTCGAGGCGCGATCCATCATTTTTGATGCTACCGACGTCGTAGAGTGGCGATTGGGCGCGCCGATCCCTTGGCGCGTCGCTAGGCTTGCAACGGAGTTAGCCCGGCTGCATCGTGCGCGGGCAGGCCGGCGATAGCGTCCTCAAGACGTGTCCGGCGATCAGAGCGTGTGGGGCTTTGCCGCTCGATGATATGCGGCGGCGAGGCCCCCTACGGTCAGAAGCGGTAGCCGGTCAGCAGCAGGATCAGGGCGATGATCAGGATGATCCCGATCAGCCCGTTGCCGTACCAGCCGGTCCCATAGCCCGGTTGCCAGCCGGGGTGGACGTAGGGGCCGCCGAGGCCTCCGAATAGGAGGATCACCAGCACGATCACGATGATGAGCGGCAGGCTCATGGTCAGTTGTCGATCTTCCGGCCGCTGTTGGAGTGCGCCTTCCCGCCCTCGTTCACCGCCTCCATGTAATGCTTGGCTTCGGCATCGGGGTCACGCGTCGTCGCCGCCGCCCGCAACTGATCGCCGAGCTTCATGATCAGCGGATTCGCAACTGCCCAAGGGGCTTGCGACAGGATTTGAAGGACTTGGTTCCACTCCTGCGTGTCGAGGCTAACAGCAACCATTGGTGAACTCCGTGGGCCAGCAGGGGACGAGGATGTTCCCGGTGTTGGGGGGTGGGACGGGGACGACAGGGACGATGTACTCCGTCACCGTGCAGAGGCCCGAGCCGCCCGTGCCGCCGAGAAGCTGGCCGCTCGATGAGGCGAGCTGGTTGACTGCCGCGCCAGACCCGCCTGCGCCTGTATTGGGGAGGGCGTTCGCGCCTACAGTCGCCGCGCCGGGGGCCGCAGCCGTGCTGATGTTGCCGCCGAAAATCTGCCCGCCGAGGCCGCCCATCGCGACGTTGAGCAAGGGCGGGGTTTGAACGATGTCCGTCGTCCCCGTGCTGCCGGTCGCACCGGGGAAGGTCACGTCGCCCACGCCCGGAGGAGCGCCGGCGCCCGCCGCCCCGTACTCGTTGACGTCGTTGTTGCCCTGCCCAGTGAGGCCGCCCTGAGCGAGGCACAGCGCCCCGAAGCTGGTCGCCGCGCCGTTTCCATTCGACGCGCCGCCCGCGCCGACGGTGACAATGACGCCGCCCGCCACCAGAGCCGCCGGAAGCGTCTTGCGCGAATAGCCGCCCGAACCGCCGCCGCCGCCGGTCACGATCACGTCCGCGTTGCTCGCCGCCGCCGCGCCGCCGCCGCCGCCGCCGCCGATGCACTCGACCACCAAGCTCACCAGCCCCGGCGAGGGCATGTAGGTTCCGGACACGGTGAACACCGTCGTCTGGATTTGAAGCCCAACGGCTGCGGTAAGGGGAGCGTTCATCATGTCGCCATCCTCGTTTCAAGCTGCCCAAGGCGGCCGGCCAACTCCTTGACCGCCTCGATCAAAAGCGCCGTGAGCTGCGCATAGGCCACGCCCATCTTCGGCTCCGTGTCGGTCGCGCCTTCGATGTGGCGGACGACTTCGGGAACGACCGGCTCCACGTCCTGCGCGATCAGGCCGATTTCATGCGTTCCATCCAGCCGGTCGAAGGCGACGCCTTGCAGGGCGATGACCTTGGCCAGCGCGCCAGTGATCGACGCGATGTTGCGTTTGAACGCCCGATCCGAGCCTTGTGTGACGGTTCCGAGGACGACCATGTTGCCCCCGCCGTCGAGGGTCATGAAGCGCGTCGCCGCGCCGCCGCTAAACCCGTAAAGTTCATAGGCGTAAGTCGCCCGCCCGCCGCCATTGACGATCAACGAGGCTTGCCCGCCCGCCGCGACGAAGGCAGACGCGCCGTTGATGGTGACGAACCCGCCCGACGTGCGGCAAGCAATCGAAGACGTACCGGTTGGAACGCCAACGCTGGTCGAGCTGACCGTCACCCAAGCGGTCGTCGGCACGCCAGCGAGGCTCAACGCGCCGAGCGACAGAGCCGACCCGGCGGCGTTCCACATGCCGAAGTTCGTGCCGCCGGGGATCAGGCACCCGAACGCAGGCGCGGTGGCGTTGGAAATCATCGCCGATTGCCCGGTGAAGATGGGCGTGGCGATCGGCGCTCCCCCCGCGTCGGTGATGTCCGCAGTCGTGAGCGTCACAGCCCCAGCCCGCCCGTTGAACGACGAAACGCCGCTTGCCGCTATGGCGGCGGTGACGAAGGCCGTGGTCGCGAGCTGAGTGGTCGTGGTCCCTGCTGTCGCCGTCGGGCCGGTGGGAACGCCGGTGAAGGCAGGCGAGGCCAAGGTCGCGCCGCCCGCCGCCGATATGTCGTTGGGAATGAGGGTGATCGCGCCCGTGCGGGTGTTGAAGCTCGTCACCCCAGCCGACGTCGCCAGCGCGCCGCCAGCCCCTATGATGTCGGCGGCAGTCAGCGTCACCACGCCTGACCGCCCGTTGAAGCTCGCCACCCCGGCGCCAGCCAGCGCGGCGGTGACATAGGCCGTGGTCGCAAGCTGAGTCGAGTTGTTGCCGGGCGCCGGCGTCGGCGCCGTCGGCGTGCCACTGAAGGCAGGCGAGGCAAGGAGCGCGCCGCCTACTCCGGTGACGTCGCCTGCCGCCAGCGTCACGGACCCCGTGCGGCTGTTGAAGCTCGTGACACCCGTGCCCGCGCTGATGGCGGCCTGCACGAAGGCGGTCGTGGCGATTTGCGTGGTCGAGGTCGCGGGCGCAGCCGTCGGCGCCGTCGGCGTGCCGGTGAAGGCCGGTGAAGCCAGAATCGCGCCGCCCGCCGCCGAGACGTCGTTCGCCTCAAGGGTGATCGCCCCGGTCCTCGAGTTGAAGCTCGAGACGCCGGCCTGCGTCGCCAGCGCGCCGCCTGCGGCCGTGATGTCGGCCGTCGTCAGACTGACCGCCCCGGTGCGGGTGTTGAAGCTGGAGACGCCGATGTTGAGGCCGGCCACGGCGGCCTGCACGAAGGCGGTGGTCGCAAGGAGGGTCGAATTGTTGCCGGGCGCCGGCGTCGGCGCCGTCGGCGTGCCGGTGAAGATCGGGGAAGCGACCGGCGCTCCCCCAGCTCCCGTCACGTCGGCGGTGGTCAAGACGACCGCCCCGGTGCGGGTGTTGAAGCTGGAGACGCCCGCCGTGCTTGCGGCCACGGCGGCCTGCACGAAGGCGGTGGTCGCGAGCTGCCCGGTGGACGTGCCAACCGCTGCGGTGGGCGCGGAAGGCAGGCCGGAAAACTGCGGCGACGCGAGCGGGGCATAGGTCGCGCTGATCTGACCCAGCTCGCCAACGACGTAGGCGGTCGTGGCGATTTGCGTCGAGTTCGTCCCCACGGCCGGCGTCGGCGCCGTCGGCGTGCCGGTGAACGCAGGGCTAGCGAGGGGCGCGAGGCCGCTCACGTCGCTGTTGCCCGTGGTCACGATCGGATAGCCGCCAACCGTGGCGGTCCCGTTGGGAACGGCGAGGTTGCCGTTGACGAGCAAGCTGCCGACAGTCGCCAAGTTGCTGACGTTGAGATTGGTCGCGTCGAGCGTCTGGACGACACTCAGATAGCCCGCCGTCAACTGCGCCTGCACGACAGCGTTGGCGAGGTTGGCCGTGCCGCCAACCTGCATGTCGCCGGCGACGGTCAAGGCTCCGAATTGCGGGTTGGGCGCGGTCAGCGAGCCGAACGCCCCCCACGTCGCCGTCAGGTTGCCGATGTTCGCCGTCTGCGCGATCAGGAGCGCGATGTTGGCGTTTGAAAACATCGCCGACGCGCCGGAAACCGACACGACGGAAAGCTCGCCGCCGATCGCCATGTCGCCGCCGGTCGCGAGCGCCGTGCCAACGAAGTTGGGGGCGGTGATCGAAACGTAGGGGCCGCCAAGCCCACCGCGCTGAAGCAGCAGCTCGTCGGACGCGATGGCGTTGCCGGTCGGAGGATAGCCGGCGATCTGACGGACGTTGATGGCGAGGTCGCTTAGGGGCATCGGTCAGCTCGTGTCGGCGCAAAGCACGAGCGCGATGCGCGGCCAAACGTTCCCCGCCGAATCGGTCGCCGTCCACTTGATCTGATAGTCGGTGCCGGAAACGCCGCCGGTCAAGGTGGCATAAATCGCCCGGCCGCGCACGCTCACCGGGCCGACAGTCCATTGGCTCGTCACGTCGACCGGCGTCGCGGTGTTCGTAAGTACCTGAACTGTTCCCTGTTCGATCCCCACGCCCACGGGGATAATCGGGGAATAGTCAAGCCCGAACGAACAGCTTTCCCCCGGTGGATGCTCCGGATTGTAGCGGCGCGACAGCGGCATCGCTCACCAGCCCAGGCGTCGGGTGTCTTCGGTGAAGCGCACCGTCAGCATCCGGTTGACCCATACAGCGGGCTCGCCGATCAGCGCGCCATCGGGGTCCGCGAGGTAGGCCGCGCCGGGATCACGGACAACGGCTGGTGGCGATAGCAGAGTTGGCCCCGGATTGAGCGGCAGCGCAGACAGGACGCGCTCACGGCCGAAAGGACCGGGCCTGCCGACAACCGTCCCGGATGACGGGTCAAAGACGCCAAACGCGGCCGGATCGAGGACGACGGACGGTCTAGAGCTTGGGTGTCGAAGATGCTGCATGACACTACGGCTGGCGCCTTGCGCGGTTCGCGGGCGAGCCTAGCATGGAAAAGGGCGGCGCTTCCACGCCGCCCAAATCAATCGAGTGCCAGTCACCAGCGCAGTAACAGGCGTCACCAAACCAAAAGTCAGGCGATGCCAGATGTAGCCCAAACCCCCCAAGACAGCAACCGTTTAGCGGAGTTCGAGGCGTCACTCGACGCGCTCGCTCGCGCGCCTGTCCAACCATCGGAAGGGTCAATTTTGACCCGGGCGATGGAGGACCACCCGTGCGCGACATGCGGAGCGCCTTACGCGCCCTTCGGCGTCCGTCATTCTAAAGCCAGTGATTACAAGTGGTTCTGTAGAAACCACAAGGAGGAACCTTGCCAAACGACAAGCTCACTGCCGCCTTGGACCTTGACCGATACCACGAGCTTGCCCGGCAGGCGGACCTTGGCGTCAACCTATGGTCCTCCCTCCTCCTCGCCGCCCAGCGCGGCGACGACGCCATCGTCCGAACCAACGCAAGGCAAATTTCAGTTCTGACGAAGGCGACGATCGCGCTCGTCAATCGTCTCGGCAAAGCGGATCCCGACGACGACGGAGCGCGGATATGAGCAACGTCACCCGCCTTCCGCCTCCCCGCGCCACCCCCGCCCCCCAGCTCACCGAACAAGATGTCATGCGGCAGTTTGTAGACGCCCACAAAGACGACCTCCGCTACAACCACGACACCGGGGCGTGGCTGATCTGGCACAACAATCGCTGGCGCGAGGACCGCAAAGGCAAAGTCCTCGAAATGATCCTTGGCCTCTGCCGGGGGCTATCGAACACCGCCACCGTCCAAAAGGTCCGCTTCGCCAGCAACGTCGAGACTGGCGCGCGCGTCATGCAGGAAGTCGCCACCGTCAACGAAAATTGGGACAACGATCCGTGGATGATCGGCACGCCGGGCGGAACCGTCGACCTCCAAGCCGGGACGCTGCGGCTGGGCCTCCCCGACGACATGATTTCCAAAGTCACCGCCTGCGCCCCGAGTGAGCGCCAAGACTGTCCGCGATGGCTCGATTTCCTCGATCAGGCGCTTGAGGGCAAAGCCGAAAACATCCAGTTCCTGCAACGCGCCTGCGGCTACAGCCTGACCGGGCTCACCAGCGAGGAAGCCCTGTTCTACCTCGCCGGCAAGTCCGGATCCGGCAAGGGGACCGCAACCACCACGATCAAGGCGATCCTGCGCGACTACGGCGCCTCAGTCCCGATGACCATGTTCACCGACACCGGATGGCGCGCGCTCGAATATTACCGCGCCAAACTCCCCGGCAAACGCTTCGTCCTCGCCTCCGAACCGGAAAAGGGCGCGACGTGGAGCGACGCCTTCGTCAACGAAATCACCGGCTCCGACCACCTGTCGGCCCGCCAGCCGCGCGGCCGGGTGTTCGACTTCGTGCCCTCGCACAAGCTCTGGATCAACGGCGAGCAAGTCCCCGAACTCAAGTCGGTCGCCTCCGGTCTGCGCCGCCGACTGCGCATCATCCCGTTCAACCACCCGCCCGCCACCCCGGACCCAAACCTCAAATCAGCCCTCCGCAACGAGTTCCCGGCAATCCTCAGATGGATGATCGACGGTTGCCTCGACTGGTTTGAAAACGGCCTCAATCCACCGCCTGACATTGTGGCCGCCGGGGACGAATATTTCCGCAATCAGGACACCATCGCCCGCTGGATTGAAGAACGCTGCGACCTCAACCCGAACGGCAACGTCAAACCCGGCCTCGCCCTCCTGTCGTTCAACGATTGGGCGAACAAATACGGCGAAAAGAAACTTAATAACAACACCTTCCACGAAGCAACGAAACACCGCTTTGAACGGAAAACCGTCAACGGCACAAACTACATGCGTGGTTTAACGCTCCTCGATCCCTTCTGAGGGTGGAGACGGGTGGACACCCTTTACTATATCTCCCCTACGCGCGCGCGCGCGCCTGAGCGTTATATGATTTTGTCTCCACCCGTCTCCACCCGGAAGGCTCTAACGGATAAATTTTCCAGAACGGAAGTGGTTTGAAGGTTTTGCCTTTTGTAAAAACTCGGGGCCTGCTGCGCAGCGGTCGCGCACGCACGACCCAGAGACGTTTCTGCGAATCCGAAGTTCCTTTATAGCTTCGGTCTAGCAGAAGCAAGAGGCAAGCGAGGGTATAGGGAAAGTAACGAGCAAGCATCGTGCCAACTCTATACCTGCGATTACTTCGCCAATACTAAGAGGCATCCGATGAAGTGTTGAACGCGCCCCTACACCCGACAGTTGTGTCCGGGGAAAGCGGTATTCGACTTAGGCGCTACTGTGATACCGCGCCCGCCGTACCATTTGTAAGAACTGGATTTAGGGTTGGAACAACGCTCGCGCATTTGATTCCAAGTTGAATAAATCAGTTCACGCGAGCATCCGTGCGTTTGCGGGTTTTTGTTTTCGGGTTGGCCGCCTCTTTTTAGGGTCATTTCTTGCTGCCAGATCGGCCGCTATTTCTGACACGCACCTTTCGAAGCACTCGGCCTCGCTTTTGTGGAGCCGCCACTCGTGGCTGTCGACTTCCTCGTCCAGTTCGTCCATCGCCTCCCGATGCTGCTTTGCTGCGGCCTGCCAGTTTCGCAGCCGCCTTACGAGGCGTTCCTCCAGTGTCATCCTGTTCCTCCAGCTCGCGGATATGTTCGACCGGGACGCCGGTCAGCTTGGCGATCTTTTTGGCCATGGCCGGAACCGGCCTGAATTTTTCGTCCGTCCATACGTAGATGGTCTGGCGCGACACGCCGATGGCGCGGGCGCGGTCAGCGAGGCTGTCGCCGGGCACCTTGGCGAGGATGTCGGCCATCGGGTAGCGCAGCCGGTGGACAAGGGCGCGAAACTCGCGCTTGAGCGCAGGGACGGCGATGGCTTCGGCGAGCTGGTCGAGTTGGTGATTGAAGTCGTCCATTAGGGTTGCCTCACTGTCATACGGTGCGCTTGACACGTCAACCGAATCATATACGCTTTCCACAGCCAGCGAGGAAGGTTCGTTTATGAGCGATAAGCCAGCAGCAAAACCTATCGTCACTGTCTACGAAGATCGGCCCGGCGAAGCTTTCGTTGAACTCGCCCGTTTCATCCCTTGGGGCACGGCGCTCGCGATCCTCGCCGTCATCTTCGAGGATATGAAAAGCAACGAGGCCAAAACTCATGAATGACACTCACGAGGAAGGCGGCTCGATCGTTGAGCGGATCGAGCGCGCGGCCCCGGCAGAGGCCTTTGCCGTCTTCCTGATGCAGGCGCTCGCCAACCCGGACATTCCCGCCGACAAGTTGGAAGTGATGCTCAATATGCGCCGCGAGGTCTTGGCCGATCAGGCGCGCGAGTCGTTCCAACGGCACTACGCTGAGTTCAGCGCGGACATGCCGCAAGTCGAACGTGACGGCACAGTCGATCTTGGGACAGGCAAGGGGCGCTATAATTTCACGACAATCGAAGCGATGGACGTCGTGATCCGGCCGCTTCTGGCCAAGCATGGCTTTGCCATCAGCTTCACGTCGCGCGACGATAAGGACGGCGTGACGATCACGGGCACGCTGTCGGGCTGGGGCTGGGAGCGGTCGTCAACCTACACGCTGCCTGCCGATCAGGGTCCGGGGCGCAATTCGATACAGGCGCGCGGCTCGTCGCGCCGCTACGCCAAGCGGTACATTACCGACGACCTCTGCAACGTCGTTCGCAAGGGCAGGGACGACGACGGACGCGGCGCGCTTGAGGCGCTGATCGACGCCGCTCAGACGGCTGAACTGATCGAGCTGATCAAGGCGACCAAGACTGACGAACTGGCGTTCGTTCGATTGATGGTCAACGGCGCGGAGCGATTGGAGGACGTGCGGCAGCGCGACTTCAACCGGCTGTTGCTGGCGCTCAAGGACAAGGCTCGGAGGGTGAAGAAATGATCCGGTGGCCTCACTGGACAACGGTTTGGGCGTTTGAGCGTGCGGACGTTTTCTTACAGCACGCAGAAGCGCGTCTATTTCCATTGTCTGTGTGATTGCGGCAATGAGCATGTTGTGCGCGGCGACGCCTTGCTTCGCGGCCAAGCAAGCTGCGGCTGCATCCGGCCGGACACGCGGACCCACGGACAATCTGGCGGTGGAACCAAACGCCGCAAGAAAAGCGTCGAGTACGAGACGTGGACGACAATGATCCAACGCTGCACTAATCCGAAAGCGCGCTGTTACGACCGCTACGGCGGGCGCGGGATCAAGGTCTGCGAACGCTGGCGCAATTCTTTCGAGGCGTTTTTTGCTGACATGGGTCCGCGACCATCGGGGCACAGCATCGACCGGGAGGACAACGATGGCGACTACGAGCCGGGGAATTGCCGATGGGCTACGGCTGTTGAGCAAAGGAACAATCGTTCTGACGCTCGCTGCTACGTTTAGCTCCGACGCATGGGCTTGTCGAAGGTTCAGCGTCTGGCGCTATCCGACGCCGCAGCGGTGTCGGGTCATGATGGCGATGCGCGCCGAAGCGCCGCAGGAAGATCGCAGTTGGTATGTCGAAATCCCGCTCCCGCTCGCATGGGAGGGCGAGCCGCTTTGGGCGATCGTCGCCAATCGCATTGACACACGGTTTTAAGGTTCAGGCGAAGGCGTGCACGACTTGCATCTATCGCAAGGACAGCCCGCTCGACATTAGGAAACTGGAAAACGACGTGCGCGACAACTATGGCGGCTTCAAAGGCTACCGCGTCTGTCACCATTCCAAGGACGCTTGCTGCCGTGGTTTTTGGAACCGGCACAAGTGGAAGTTTCAGGCGGGCCAGATCGCGCAACGATTGGGGCTGGTCGTGTTCGTGAAGGATGACGACAGATGAAACTCTATCGCGTCGATCAAGGATCGAGCCAATGGTACGCGGCGCGGCTCGGCCGGCCGACGTCGAGCAACTTCCACCGCATCGTCACCCCCGGCGGCAAGCCATCGAAGCAAGCCGACGTGTACATGTATCGTCTGATCTGTGAGCGGCTGTTAAACGAAACGCAGGACGATCAGCTCGGCTTCATCCAATGGATTGAGCATGGCCGGTTGAATGAGCCCAACGCCATCGCGGCGTTCGAGTTCGTGAACGACGTGAAGGTTGAGCCCGGCGGCTTCATCACGTCCGATGACGGACGCATTGGGGCCTCGCCCGATCGGCTGTTCAAGGGCCATCGCGAGGCGCTTGAGGTCAAGTGCCCGGCCCCGCACACGCACCTTGGCTATCTGCTGGACGGCGTGGGCGACGATCACATGGTCCAGTTGCAGGGTCAGATACTCGTTGGCGGTTTCGAGGGCGTGAATTTCCTGTCGTGGCATCCGCAGATGCCGATGTACCACCGTATCGTCCTTCCTGACCGGGCCTTTCAGGGCGTCTTGGCGAGCGGGCTCAACTCGTTTTGCGATCTGCTTGAGCTGAAGACGGAGCGCGCCCGGTCGCTTGGGGCCTATGCGGTGACGCGGCGGATCGAGACGCCCGCCGACGTCGCCTATAGTCAGCCTGAAGATGAGCAGTTAAAACTGGTGATCCCTGACAAAGACGATGGCGAGTTATGACAAAGCGTAAGGATATTTCGGGCCAAAGGTTCGGGCGGCTTACCGCAGTGCGCGCGCATGACAACCCACGAGGACGCGAGCTGCGTTGGCTTTGTGACTGTGATTGCGGCGGCTTGGCTGTAGTTTCCGGTTATGACTTACGGGCAGGACACACTACTTCATGCGGCTGTCGTCAGCGTGAGGTTGTCGGTTCGCTAAGGCGAAAGCACGGTTGTCGCAAAGACCCCTTGTATTTGATCTGGACTGCAATCCGAACACGCTGCAACAACCCGCGAAGTGAAAACTACAAGTGGTACGGCGGGCGAGGGATTAGGGATCGCTACCCGAGTTTTGAAGCCTTCCGCGCCGATGTAGGCGAAAGGCCGCCCGGCTGCGAACTCCATCGCAAAAACAACGATGGCGACTACGCACCGGGCAACTGTGTGTGGCTCCCGCACTCAGAACACATGCGCCTTCACTGGCAGCTCAAGCTGGTCAACCCGGAGGACATGGGCGATGCAAGTGCATGAGTTCGTTTGCGCCGACTGCAAGTCTGACGTGAGCGCTTACGGCGGCGATCCAGCCGCGACGCTGTGTCAGGGGTGCCTGATGATCCGCGAGGCGGAACGGAAGATGGAGTGCACCAAGGAAATGATCGCGCAGATGCGCGAGTTTTTCAACTGCGTGCCGCCGACGATGAACTGACGGCGATGAAAATTCGACCTGACCAAACCGCGCGAGCCGTCGACAACTGGCGCAAGCCTTTCGAGTGGCCCGACGTGTGGGACTACATCAGTTTGCCCGGACAAAAGGCGAGGAACAACGGGGTTTGGATCGAGCCGCCCAATCGCGTCAGCTTCCCGATTTGCTGCGCTTGCCGGAGCATCATTTGGGACGATCCGATTTTGGGGGACGAGCAACCGTGGAATGACGATGACGACAGGATTTGCTCGGCGTGCTTTTGCGAGCCGCAATAGGGAGGACGGACGTGAATTTATCCGAGGACAGACAGCTAGCGCCGAATGAACGGCTGCGGGTTGCGGTTGCGGTTTTGATCAACGGCTGGGACGCGCACAAGGTCGCGGCCTTGCTGGGCGTCATGCCGGAACGGGTTGCCGAGGCGGTGGCGGTGATCAAGCCGGCGCTGAACGGCCCAGCCCACGATCCGGTTGGGCAGCGGCTTGCCGGGCTCGACGCCGTGCGCCGTGCGACGGAGGGGGAGGGGTGAATGTCGACGTGCCGATGACGGCGCCTGAAATGATGCAGGGCGGGCTTGTCGGGTTGATGCGGCGGGTGGGCTCAATGAAGGCCCCGACGCGGGATCGCTACGCGAGAAAATCCTCGTGGTCGACGGACATCGACAGCGCCATCGCCGAAATGGCGGTCAGCAAATATCGCGGCATCTATTGGATCGGGCATCGCAACTCTGGCGCCGATCTGACCGACGGCCGGGAGGTCCGGGCGACGATCTATGAGGACGGTCATCTGCTTCTGCACGAGACAGACCGGGACGATCGGCTGTTCGTCCTCGTGGTCGCCAAGCCGCCTGTCTATTCGATCCGGGGGCAAATCCTCGCCCTCAACGGAAAGATTGACGACTACTGGCGCCCAGCGCGCGGCGAGGACGCCGCCTGCTGGTGGGTGCCGCAAGGGGTGCTGGTGGAGTTCTGACAACGGACGGTTGATATGCCCCAAGTACGCAAGCGGGACGAGTGGACGCGGGAGCAAGTCGACGCGGCGCGTGCAATTTTACTGGAAAAATCGCCTTGGGAGGCCGACGGCGGTGAGCTGATCGGGCGCGATCCCCGCCAAGTTTCAGCTCGACAATTCATCGACGCTGGAATTACCAGCTTGAAGATTTCTGGCGAAGGACTGGACCTAATCCGCGCCCGGTGCCTCGACTGCTGTGTCGAGCAATCTGACGAAGTTCGTAAGTGTGTTGCGGTCGCCTGCGCGTCGTGGCCTTATCGGATGGGCAAGAACCCCTTCCGCAAGAACAACCTTAGCGACGAGCAAAGGGCTGCGATGCGGGAGCGTATGAAAGTGAACATGAAGCGCGATGGCTAGCTGGACGAACTGGAAAAGCGGCTTGGCTCGCCTATCGTCGGGCGGCAAGCCAGACGGTCGGGACGATCGTGGCGAGGCAGTAGATCGCAAGCGCCCCAAGCCGGTACGGGTCCGGCCGGTCGACCGCGATCATCGCCATCCAGATCGCGCCGACGACCGCGACCAAGAGGATCGCCCTGACCGCGAGGATGACGAACAGCGCGTTTAGGGCGCCGAGGACGCCGGCCTTCCATGCTTGACGGTGCAGGGCTTCTGGCTGGGGACTAGGCGTCGTAGCCGGGGCTGTCGTCGCCGTCGTCATCCCCGAAACTAACCCCGCTAGGTCCGGGGTTGTCTTTTCCGACACGAGCTGCATGGGGGCGCGCGAACGCGGCTGAGTATTTGCGGACGGCGCTGCCGATTGATCCGTCATTGAACGAGTTCTTTCTGAGGTTGGCGAACATGATCTGGACGCGGCCGACGGCGATCAACGCACTTATGCGCTGCGGCATGGTCATTGTCTCGTTCCGATCGGCCGACTCAAGATCGTCCAGAAGCCTCGCGACTTGCCGGTAGAGGCGGGCGTTGACGTCGAGCGGATCACCGACCGGCGGGGTCTTCGATGTAGTCGCCGCTGCCTTCGGTGACGCTGCTGCCAGTTTTGTCGGTTTGCTCATATCCAGCTCCCTGCAACGCGCGCTCGTAACCCGCACCGGCGACTGCCGGCTTCAGTTTCGACGCAGCCGCCGCTGTTCCGGTCGCCAGCCCGGTCAGCCCATAGGCCAGCCAGTGCGGTATCCAATGATGCCCGCCAGCCCTGTCCACGGCGAGGAGGCCGCCGCCCACGCCGGCGCCGGCGTGAAGCAAATGTTTCGCGCCGGGCGGCAACGCCTCATACACCATCCGGCCGGCCGCGAGGGCTGAGGATGACACGCCGCCCTCGACGGCGCCGCGTTTCACTCGCTCGCCGACTTGGTTGACGTCTTTGGTTTCTTCGTTGTGGATGGCGGCCTCCGTCCCGCCGCCAAACGCGCCCTTGGCCGTGTCCTCGATCGCCTGCCCGGCTCGTGTCGCCCATGTCGCGGCGCGCGGCCCCACCTTGGCGGCGAGCTGCCCCAGCTTGGCGCCGACGCCCAGCTCGGGGACGAGGAAGAACGGGGCGACGTTGGCGGCGACATCGCCGCCGGTTTCGCCCCATTGTTCGGCTGGCGAGGTCGGATCAGCGGGTGAGCCGGACCAATCTTTCCAGCTTTTCCCTTCGATGCTTTCGGGGATCATGCTGGCGACGCCTTTAACCGCGCCTTTGCCTAGCCCCTTGGCGAAATTGAGCGTGCCTTGAACCGGAGGCGAGTAGTCTTCGCCGCCTGACGGGCCGGCGCTTTCGGCTTGGATGCTTGGGGCGACTTCGGCCCATTCTTTGTCGGTGAGGGCGCGTGGCATCAGTCAGCCGCCATCCAGTTTTCGCGAGCGTCGCGATCGACTTGGTTCTTGCCGGTCCAGACGACGCGATGGCCGTTGTGAATGACGACATCCTTCATCGGCCGCGCGCCGGTCACGTAATCCATGAGCTTGTAGTCTTTGATCGTTTGGAAGGCGTCTTGCGACGCCTGATCGTCGCCGCTCGGCAGATTGTCGTCTTTGCCGCCGATCGAGCGCCATCGGCTGCGCACGGCGTCAACCATGCCGTCGACGCCGGACATGTGGCCTTTGATGACGTTGCGATAGGTGGCGAGCGGCGCGATTGCCGGGATGGCGCCGCTGGCCTCGCGCGCCCCGGACACGGTGTGTCGGCCGCCGCTGACGATGGTGTTGTAGGCGTCGTTGTAGGCGAGGAAATCGGTGTGGAGCCCGATATATTTTGGATCGCCCATGAAGTTTTTGAGGATGGCGTCCATGTTGACGTTGGACGTGCTTAGGCCGCGTTTTTTCAGGTCGGCCTCGACAACCCGCAAATCGGTGTTCAGGCGGTCAGCCATCGCCGCGAGGTCTTTCGTCCGCGCGAGCGTGGTCTGGGTGCTGACATCGGTTCGGAACCGTTGCTGATCCTGATAGAAGCCTTGGTTCCACTGCGGGTCGACTAGGTGGGCGAGGTCGGCGAGCTTGTTGCCGTATTGACTGCCTTTCGTGCCGATCGACGCGCCGGTCCCCGACGTGCCGCCTGACGCCGGCCGCTTATATTTCAGGACTTGATCGAGGTCGTCGGCGACGGCCGGGTTGATACGCTTGACTTGATCAAAGATTTGCACCGGGTCTTTCGGCGGGTTTGTGATCAGGTCTTGCAGCTTTCCGTTTCGTCGGTTGGCTTCCGTATAGACCGCATCGGCAAGTCCGGGGTGGCGCTTGGCGACTTGGGTGTTCATGTCCCCGCCGCGCTGGACATCCGTGACCGCCGCCTCCCCCGCGCTGCCGGTCGCAAACGGGTCTTCTGGATCATGGGCTTTGTCTTCGGGCGGCTTGGCCGCCGGGGCAGCGGCGGGCGCTGGCTTGCCGGTCAGCGGATCGACGGGCGCGGCGGACGTTTCCTGCGGAGCGGCCGGACTTCCGGGCTCACGCAATCCTGAATAGGAATTGTCTTCACCGCCGCCGGTCTGCGCCGCCGGGGTCAAGCCCCACTTGGTTTCCTCGACGGTATCGTCGCCGATCGCCTTATTGGTTTTTTGCAGATCGCGGATGCGCTGGTCGCGCGCTTCAAGGAATTTCTGCACGTCGGACGGCTTCGCCCCGGCGCCGATCAGATCGTGAAGCGTGTTGTCGCCGAGTTCGGCCGCCTTGTTGCCGATGGCGTCCATGAAGCCGACGCCCTTGATCGGGCGGTTCATCATGCTCGGGTTGCTCGTCCCGGCGAGCGCGCCATATTCGGCGAAAATGTCGGAATAGGCGGTCTGTTCCTCGACTGCCCGTTCCTGCATCTTGGCGGCGCGCAAGGCGAGCTGTTCCTTCGCCTGCTGCGCCCTTTCGTGCTGTCCCTTCTGAACGCCTTCAAGGAACTGACCGGCGTAAGGCCCCATCGCCATCGCCATCTGGGCGACGCTCTGCGATCCGTTTTGGGCGAAATAGCCGCTCAACCCCTTCAGAAGGTGAGGAACTTCAAACGGCTGCGGCAATTGAGGGAATCGCTCCTCCTGTCCCCACTGGTGAGGCGGGCGCGGGATGGACGCGGGGATGAACGGCTGAAACGGGGCTGGACGGGGGGTCGGAACGCCCGGCGGGAGGGCTAAATTCTGCCTTCTGGGCTGGTTCCACTCGGGCATCCGCGACGGATCGGGCGGCCCGCCTTGCTGTTCTTGCTGATCTTGCTGTTCGAGGTCGGGCGGCGCAACCGGCGCGGGTCGGCCGCCGCCGAACATCGACTGGAACCGCTGCACCATTTGTGGGAGCGGGCTGTACACCCTTTGCGCGCGGTCTAGCGGATCATTCTGGAAAGCGTCGATCATGTGTCACACGATACGGTTGACACCCTACCCTAACGGGCTGGGGTTGTATCCGCCGGCGGACGGCGATTGCATGGTCGGCGGGGTGGCGACGCCCTGTGCGGGCGGCGCGCTCGCCTGCCGGGTCGAGCCTTGGCCGCCGATGCCGGTCCATTCACCATAGCCGAGTTTCTTGCGCGTCGTGTCCCATGCGCCCCAGCCGTGCTTCTTGGCGTTGTCGAGCGCGTATTTCACCTGTTCCTGCCAATATTTGTGATCCCACGGCGCGTGGCCGGTGTCGCGCAGGTACTGGTTGCCCATCGCCTTGCCGTCGGCCGACAGGTGGAGCTGGAAGCCGCCGAAGCTGGTCGGCCGGCCATTTTCATAGTCGCCATAGATGTTCTGGCCGAAGCTGCTTTCGGTGGCGAGGACGCGCGAGGCGGTGTCCGGGTCGATGCCGATCTGCTTGGCGTAGTCGCGGGTGAAGCCGTCATATTGCGAGGCGCTGACGCCGGGCGTTCCGCGCTCGGTCGATCCCATCGGGACTCGGCTCGCGTCATATTCCGTCGTGTCAGCCTGTCCTCCTCCTCCTTGCTGTCCCCCGCCCGCCTGCCGCTGGTTTTCCTGCCCCTGCTGGCTGTTGCCAAACATCGCCTGCATGATTTGCGACACGTCCGACTGTCCGTCGCCCATGCTGCCGTCCTGCATCATGCCGCGCATGTGGTGCGGGTGAAGCGGGCGCCAGCCGCCGCCCGGATGATGACCGTGCAACTGCCAGCCCATCATTGGGTGATGGTAAGGCCAGTGGCCTTCGCCGCCGTGATGGAAGCCGCCGCCATGCCGGAAGCCGCCGCGCCGCCCCCCGCCAAAGCCGCCGGACAGGAGCATGGGCAGAAGCGTCCCCAGCGCGGCGACAGCGAGCTGGCCCAACGCGGGCGGCACGCCTTGGCCGCCGGTGACGTCGCGCATGATCTGGCTGGGCTCGGGCGGGAAGTCGGGCGCGGCGCCGGGCTTCTTCGTCGGCACAAGGCCGGGCTTTTTCGTCGGAAGCGGGACTTTGGTCGGCAACGGGTTGCCGTTCGCGTCCGTCGATCCGGCCGCGCCGGGCTCCGCGGCGTGGACGGTGATCGGATGCCCCTGATCGTCGGTCTTCGGCGTCGGCTTGCCGCCGGTCGAGGACGGCACGGTTGGGCCTTCAGGTGTCGCAGTCGGTGGGGCGGTTGCGGCTCCTCCGGTCGAGGCCTCGGCCGCGTCGCCGACTGGAGTTTGGTCGGGTGCGCCCGTGGGCAGGCCGGCGTTCATCCGCCCGGCGCGCTGGACGCCTTCGCTTTCGGCCGACGTTCGCCCTTCCGATTGTGGGCCAGTCTCGCCGGGCGAAAGCTGCGGCAGGACGGGCGGCTGCGCGGCTTGCGGCGCCCCGATCGCCATCCGGCCCCCTCCATCGACCGGCGCGGCCGGCGCCCCGATCGCCATCCGCCCCTGCTGCGGGGCCTGCCACGGATTTGTTTGGGGCTGGCCTTGTGCGAGCGAGGTCAGGGCTTTCTTGAGCCCGTCGACGGCCGACTGCGGCGCGTATTGTTGCGCCGATTGGGTCTGCGGCTGCTGGTTTTGCCCGGTTCCGCTCGACGGAGCGCCGCTCGATTGCGTGCCGCCGACGCTCGATTGCTGGTCTGACGCCGATCCGGCGCTTGGAGGGTCGATGGTTTCCTGCGCGCCGATTGATCCGGTTGGGTCGAAGGCCTGTTCCGCCGCGTTGGCGCTCGACATGCCGGTTAGCGCGCTCGCGCCGCTGCTGAGGGCGTTTCCGACGTCAGTTGCGCCGCTGCCGATTGCGTTTCCGGCGCCGCTGAACAGTGAGCTTAGGGTCGAGCCAAGGCTGGAAAGCGGGTTTCCGCCAGAGCTGCTGCCATCGCTCGAACCGCCAAGCATGTCACCCAACTGCGCCTCCCAAAGCCATCTGTGCGAGCTGCTGTAAGGTCGCCGGGCTGAGTCCGCCTAGAATGTCGGTAAGGATTGACCCTATTCCACTGGTTGATGCGGCTGTTTGCGCGGCTGACGGAGCGAGGCTCGATGTTCCGACGCCGCCCCCGCTGCCGGCGGTGGTTCCGCTGCCCGTTCCACTGCCTGTCCCACTCGTTGAGGCGAGGGCTTCCATGCCCGACGGGATGCCGATTTGCGTTGGGGGCGACGGCGGGGCGGCGTGGGTCGCCGCCGCCGCGCTCGTTCCGCCGCCGCCGCGAGCTGTTCCGCCGCCTCGAGCTGGGGCGCCGCTTGAACCGATTGAAACGCCGAAGCCCGGTCCTTGAGGGCCGGCCGGCGCGGCGGTCAATCCGGGGCTCACGCCTTCCAGCGCCGGGAAGCCAAAGGTTCCGCTCATTCCAGCGACTTGCGACGCCAGCCCGGCGAGGCCCGGAGACGATGGTGCGCCCACGCCCTGTCCCGGCGCGGTCAGCCCCTTCAAGGCTGAGTTGAGGGCGGCGACTTGGCTTTGGCTAATGCCGCGCACGCCAAGCCCGCCCAGCGGGGCTGAAGTGACCGCGCCCACGGGTGCCGCGTTGCCTAGTCCGCCAAGCAGGCCAGACTGCCCAAGCCCCAAGAGGGACGCCAGACCGAGTGAGTTGGCGGTGAGCGAATTTGTTCCGCGCACGCCGAAGCCAGTCGCGGCGCCGCCCCCGCCAGCGGTGCCGCCTGCGTTGCCTCCGGTCGCCCCGCCGCCACCCGCTGCCCCGCCGCCGCCGAAGCCGGCCGCCGCGCTCGATCCGGGGCCGCCGATGCCAGCCGCGCCGACGCCGACGCCTCCGGCTGACCCAACGCCTGCGCTCGCAGTGCCCGGCCCGAAGCCAACGGAACTGCCGGTCGATGACGCGCCGCCAAAGCCTGCGTCACCCGCGTCGCCGCCGCCAAAACCGCCGAAGCCGCCCGTTCCGGTTGAACTTGTCCCGGCGGGCGCTCCTGCCGCATTGCCTACGCCGCCGACACCGCTCGCGTCGCCTGCCCCGCCGAAGCCGACTGACGCGCCAGCGCCGCCGACACCACTCGTGCCAGACCCGCCGTCGCCGCCGTCGCCGCCGTCGCCGCTAGAACCGCCGCTGCCGTCGCCATCCCAACAGACGCCAAAGCGCCACTGATGCGTGTGTCGGAGTTTGAGGTAGTCGACGCTCGTCATTTCGACTCCGCTCATAAGAGGAAGGTAGCTGCTGCGTCGTCTATCGCGGCATCCCCGGCGGCATCCCCCGCTGCCGCCGTTCCGCCCGCACCCACCGCCTTGCCGGCGAGCCCGGCCAGCGTGCCAAGCGATTGCCCGGACGTGTTCTGGCCGATCTGTTCATTGAATTGCGGTTGCAGCGCCGGATTGAGGGCCGCGTTGCCGACGTTGGCGGTCTGTTCCTGCCCGGTCACGGCTTTGCCCGCCCCGATGTTGCCGCCGGTGGGGGTGGGGATCGTGCCTTGGTCCTGTCCCTCCATCGTTGAGCCGCCAAGCCCAAGCTGGTTGTAGCGGTTGCCGATCGCCGTAGCGTTTTCGCCGGTGGCGGTGTCGATCTGCGACTGGTCGAAATCTGACACGCCCCAGCTCCACGGCGCGTTTGAGCCGCCGCCGGTGACGTTAAACTGCGCGTTTGAGCCGCCGCCCTTCGAACTTCCGGGGATGCTCATAGGCTGGCCCCGCTGCCGATCAGTTGACCAGCCGCCTTCGCTTCAGTGCCCAAGGCGGCGGCGTTTTGGGTGTTTTGGGTGGCTTGGTTGGCAAGCCCTTGCAGCTCGTTGCCCACGTCGTTCTGGAAAAGCTGGTATTGAGCGCCTTGATCAACGTCGCTCATCTGGCCTTGCTGTTGAGCGTCGGCGAAGTTGATGCCGCCCCCGGCCTGCGTCGCCATCGTGGACATGCCGGTTCCCGATTGGCCGAACTCGTTGCCGATCGCGTCCATCCCTTCGCCGTAGGTGTATTGGGCGAGGGCGCCTTGCTCGGGCGTGATCCCGCCCGAACTGGTGAAGGCCGGGATGTTGACGTCCTGCGCGCCCTTGTTTCCTCCGGGGATGCTCATTTGAGCCTCACTTCGTATCGGGGCTCGCACACCCCGGCGCCGACGCGCTTGGCGATCGGGGCGAAGTCATAGCCGGTTTCCGAACTGATATGCCACTTGGCGCAGCCGCGTTGCTTGGCCCACGCGACGCTTTCGCGGATCAGCGCCATCGCTTCCCACATGTGACCGTCCTCGGCGCACACGAGGGCGACGTTGCACTCCATGTCGGCTGGCTTCCACGGGATGCAGGCGACGAGGGCGATGAGGAAGGCGTCGTCAGTTCTGATTGGCAGGAACACCATCGGCTGACGCATGACGATGTTGCGGACCCAGCCCTCGGCCGATCGGATGTCGAAATTCTGCGGGTAGCGCCGTGCGGCCAGATCAACCATCCAAGGCCGGATGTCCGCTTCTTGGATCAGCCTTATGCTAAGGTCCGCAGCGACCGGACTCGCCAAAGCCCGGTCGCTACTTGACTCAGCAACCTTGGTGGAGGTCGCCATGCCCAAATTCCTTGATAACACTGGCAAGCGTTTCGGCCCATTGGTCGCGTTGGAACGGTGCGGCGAGACAAGTCCCGTCCGCTGGCTCTGTCAATGCGACTGCGGCAGGACAACAGTTGTCAAGGGTGGAAATCTGCCGCGCCGAACTGCCGGATGCCGCTGTGTTCTGCATTATAGAACAGCTACCCACTACAGTTGGCGCAACATGATCCAACGCTGCACCAACCAAAAATTGAAGGGATTCAAGAATTATGGCGGCCGTGGGATCAAGGTCTGCGAACGCTGGCGTTCTTTCCAAAACTTTTTCGAGGACATGGGCGAACGCCCGCCCGGCTCCGACATCCACCGCATTGACAACGACGGTGATTATGCGCCGGGGAATTGCGTGTGGCTTCCGCACTTAGAACACGCGCAGCTTCACGCGCGCGTTAGGCGTTTAGATTCAGCATCGTGTTAGCGATGTCGTGCAACGTCCGATTACTGAGCATCCACCACGCTTGCGATCCCACGGACAGGTTGAGGTCGATCAGCTTGACGTTCGAGGGCCACGTTATCGTCGGAAAGGCGTTGGCGAAGTCACTGTGCGCGGTCGCATGATTGAAATTCCAGTATCCGGCGGGGACGGCGGCGCCGATCACTGGGTCTAACAGGTAGGGCGAGGCCGACGCGCCGGCCCCGGCGGGGATGGCGGTGAACATCCGCCGGTGGAACTGGTCGTGATCGAAGTCGAAGCTCGGATCATTCCGGTTTAGGAGGGTCGCGATCGGCATTGTTGCTCCCTTGATCCCGTCGGCCCAGCCAATGCGCCACAACTGCCCCAAAACCGGCCGTTAATCCACCGACAATACCTGGAGTTATGTCATCCTGCGGAATGGTGAAGATCAGACAATAGGCCGTCGCGCCCAACATGCCCAAGATGATCATGATGCTGATCGTCAGGACGCCTTGCGTCTGGTCGAATTTGCCAGAAATGACAAGCAGGATGACGGTGAACAGCACTCCGACGGCCATGCTGGAAATGATCGGGTAGGGCAGCATGGTGGTGGGGACAACCGGCTCGATTGTGCCCGCTAGCGCGGAGGTCATTTTTTGCAGCGCGCGTAAGCGTCAGCCATCTTCTTGTCGTACTTGTTGGCGGCGTAGGCTGGGCCGTTGTAGCCCCGCGCGAATTTCGCCCAATCCTTGTTGCGCAGAAAGCCGTCTAGCTTGTTGCCTTTGATGAAGGCGACGAAGGCGTCAAGCTGCGGCCCCGCGCCGCCCCACATGGCGTCAACGAAGCTCTGTGAGTCGTCAAAGCCGCAAACCTTGTGATTTTGCCCCAAAATTTGAAACAGACCCCACGAACAGGCTTTGTTGGCGGCGTCGGCATCGAGCTTGCGGGCATCCTCATAGCGATCGTGTTGGGCGACGCCGGTCTTGCCATAAAGGGCGCGGTTCCAGCTCGGCGATGACAGCGCCACGCCGCGCCTGTCTCTGGCGCCGGCGTGCTTGCCGCCAGTTTCCTTGTTGAAGATATGCGCCTCGTAGAGGATTTCCGGTCGCCCGTCCGGCAGGAAGCCCTTGCCCGCGCTTTCGACTTCAGCGACCGCCTTGATGGCGCACACTTCCACGTTCAACGCCTTGGCGGCGCGCTCGAAATCATCGTCGGTTAGGGATGATTCACCCATATTTTGCTGATCACCAGATTGCAGTCATCGCCGGTCTGCACCGTGCCGCCGTCGCGCATTTCGATCAGGCATTTTGCGCCGGGTGCGAAGTGGCTCGAATGTTCCTCGCGGGCGTCATGTAACTCCAGTATCCCATTCGGGTTGATCCAGATTGGATGGTGATCCGGCGCTTGCAGTTGAATGAGCGCGAGGATCGCCACCTTCATCGCCGTCGTGCGGACCTCGACACTAGCTCGGACGGGATTTCGCCGAAGCGGTTGCGCGGCGTGCCCATCGGATCGAAATCACGCGGCTCCACCCGGTCCATGCCGAAGTCAGATGCGCCGTTCCCGCCGCCGTCCCCTTTTGGTCCCACGCCGGGCGCCGTTCCGTACCGCAAAGGCCCGGCGAGTGAGCGATTTGATTTCAGCACTCCGTCCCGTGTCTGAAAACATCCGGTCGGACCTCCGCGCTCGCTGCCGTCAGCTTGCCCTCGCGGCCATTCGGATTGCTTCGCCATGTCAGTTCCTCGTGACGATGACCGTCTTATGCACCCGCCTCGGGCGGGGCGGCAAGATTGGCGGGAGCTGGTGGTTGGGGAAGCCCTCGTTCCACTGCGCGATGAAGATTTGCGGCGGGGCGGCAGGGTTGGTCACGAAGTCATAGGCCGCCGCGACCGGGCCAAGCAGGACGAGGATGACGAGCTTCGCGGCCGGCGACAGGTCCATGACTACCTCTTTTGCTTGCGCCGCTTGCTTCGTCCCTTGCGGAGGTTACGCCTGCGCGCCTTCTTCTGCGCCCGTGAGCCTCTAGCCATTTGCCCGCGCCTTAAGCGTCTCAATCGGGACCAGCTCGATCACGTCATTGAAGCGCAGCAACCCAGCCAGCCCGATCAGCGCGGCTTCAGCTCTGCCGTCATCGAGCTTGCGCGCGAATTTCCCCGCCATGCCGGGCCAGCGGTTGATCGCCACGGATCGGGCCATGTCTTTCATGTCTTTTCCGGGCGGGATGCCGACGATTCGCTTCCATTGGGCGGGCTGGATGAAGGTGGTGGGAATAGCTGCGGCAGCGAGACAGCCACGGACCACGCCTTTTGCATCGCCGAAGGCGAAAGCGCCGACAGCTCCCTCCATAGGTCGAGGACCGACGCGTTCAACAAAGGCTCTAAGGGCGTGAGACTTGTAGATGATTTCAGCGAGGAGCGGAGCATTGACGGTTCTTCGGTTCTTCGGCCCGTCGTGAAGGCAAGGCATGTCCCACACGTCGATCAGCTCGCCGCCGTCGCTTAGGTGGGCGATTGCGCCACTGGCGCCGATGTCGACGCCAAGGATGGTCATCGCCGCCTGCCTCTGACCGGCCCGGTTCGAGCGCCGGGGCGCGGCGATCGGCCGCGCCGCTTGCTTCGGGCGCTACCCCAATCGCCGGGCATAGCGCCGTCGCTCCACGGCTGCCGATTAACGGGGCCGCCGCGACCGGGGGCCTTCTTGGAGCGACGAGCCATTATGGCCTCCTGCGCCCGCGCCCACGCCCGGTTCCCTGCCGATGACCGCGCGCCCGCTTGATGCGGGTGGTCGGCCGTTTGGTCGGGAGTTTGCCGGCCGGATCGACGCGGCTGCGAGGGCCAAGCCTCACACCTCTTGCCATCAGAGCCTCCTGCCTTTCCGATACGAGTTAAGGCGGGGGCGCCAGCTAGGCAGACGCCAGCTTTTCGGCTGCAACTGTCTGCGCAAGTTTTGCGTATTGCGCAGACCAGTCCGCTTCATGTCAGCGGCGCTTACGCGCTCGGATGCGTCTCGCGCGGCGTGTCATCCGCAACGGTCGGGATCGTCGCCAAGCCATCGTCCCCTCCTTGCCTTACCTTCGACGGAACCGGCGACGGCCACGGCGGCCACGACGATCTGCGGTGAAATCAAGCCAATTCGAGTTGGGGGACATGGTTGCTCCTATCGGTAGTAGCGACGTCCTCTACGACGCGCCCTGCGCATGGTCAGCCTCTACGGTTAAGCGCCGAACAGAGTCCGCTCATCTGCGGTCAGGTGTAGGCGCTCGATCACAAAGTCAGGCGAAATGCTCGTTAAGTCAACTGCGGCCCAAATTCCGGCTCCCTCGATCGGCGCTGGGATGATCCGGTGGCGTTCGCCGGGCGCTAGATCGAAGGCGACGCCCTGCACCCCGCCGGGGATGCCGCCGTCGCCGGATGTCACGGTTCCGGTGATCTGGACGCCGCGCCCGTCCTCGTCGTCCAGCTCGCAATAGAGCCGTTTGAAATTCTTGATTTGAAGCTGGGCCATTTGCTGCCCGCGCAGCGACTTAGTGGCGAGCCGCTTGATCAGCGTCGGGTCCGGCTGGGCGAACAGCTTGTAAAGGTTGGTTCCATCGGTGCCGTATGGCGTGAGGATCGAGTCTTGCTCGTAAGTGCCGATGTTGGTCATTTCGATGCCCTGCGAGGCGACAGACCAAAATTCATGACCGCGCGTCGGGTGGTACATGAGTTGGAGGTTTCGAGTGACGCCCCAAGGATCGGTGAACCGTCCGTTGCAGAGGACGACGCGGAAGCCGAACATCGTCGCGGATGCGAATGTCGGCATGTAGAGCGACGTGTCGAGGGTTTGCCAGAGGCGCGTCACCTTGTCGCCGATCGGCTGCGCGTCGCCGCCCTGCATGAGGAACAGACCGGACCCATCGAACATGATCATGTAGCGGCCGATGACGCCGACGGGGCGCGGGAAACGCTGGCCGACTTGCGGGTCGATGTTTTCGTAATTGAAGTTGGTCGTGTAGGGGCTTTCCGGCGTGCCGGACCCGGTGAGCTGGATGTTGCTGATCAGATCGGTTGACGAGTCGCCGAAGACGAACAGGTAGCCTGCGACGGCGTACAAATCCATGTACGAGTAGACAAGTTTGTCGCCGAAGTAGCCGAACGAGCCGCCGCCGCTGGTGGTCGAAAAGTCAGCGCCGTTCGAGGGCGCGGAAAAGCTGATCACGTCCTTGCCCGCCACCCATAGGCGAGACTGGTAGACTTCCATCGCATAGATGCCGGGCAGACCGGACGGCATTGGCGGGATCGGCGCGGTGGGGTCCGTCTCGGCGAGGTCAGTCAGCCAATCAGGGGCCGGATCGCCGGGCGAGCTGAGTGTCGTTCCGTCCCAACCGTAAAGCCCTTGCGGACTTCCGAACAGGACGCCGCCTTGCTGGCCTAGAGCTGCGCCGACGAATTGCGGTCGCCAGACTTTCGCGCTCGCCCAATATTGCGGCGGGTTGCCTACGCCCGCCCAAATGGGGCCTTCGGCGCGGAGCCCTGTGACCGCGTGCGTATTAAGGTCAACCTCATCAATCGTACCATCACTAAGAAACATCCAACCCATAGCGCCCGGAGGAGGAGCGCCGAACTGAGGAGTTCCGCGACCGTAAAAGCCAAAGAAAATGCGAAGTATCGTCGTTCCCGCCGGGGCGGTGTATATCGGGGCAGACGGTCCCCAGCATGAACGAAGATTTCCGGGGCCGACTGAGAATAGGTTTTCGTTCCACCATTCCTCTTGGTCATCAATGCTCCCCCGCTTCGATTGCTGGTTGAGTCCCTTCCACTCCTCCAGCGTCGTTAGCTCGGGAACATTATCTGACTGAATGGCCATGTGTCAAGCGATCCGTTTGACAGCCTACCCTAAGCGGAGCGGAGCGTCGCGCCATAGGCGTTCATGACCATCTGCGGCGCCACGACGGACGCGCACATTGGGAGGTCGGCCGCGAACAGTTCCGCCAGCCCTTTCGCGTCCTCCTGCCGCTGCTGCTGGAACAGGCACAGGACCGCCGCCCAATAACTGACCGCATCGGTCCACGGGTAGGGGATCGGCTCGATGTCGTCATCCGTGAGGAGCGGCTGGGGGATCAGCGTCAAGTCGACTTCCATCGGTGCGGCGATCGACGGGACCGGCGCGAGGTAGAGTGCGCCTAGCGGTCCTGACCCAAATTGCGAGTACCAGCCGGGCTGACTGATCGTGCCATAGAACGTCCCGCCATAGATGCGGAAGCGGGCCTGAAAGTCGGTCCACACGATCCGCTTCCACACGGGTTTCCATGTCCCTTTCTGGATCGACCAGATGCCGTCGACATCCTCCTCCCACTGCCCGCCGATGCCGACGGCGAGCGAGCGGCACGCGAGGATGCCTGCCGACTGCGGACAGATTTGCTGGGCGAGCGCGTTCCATTCGCTGAACGGATAGACCTCGCGGCCGGGCTTGGTTTGCGTTCCGGGCGGGACGACGCGGAGACAGCCTGACGTGGCGGCGATCCGGCGGCGCGAGCGATTGATGAAGCCGGTCAGGCGAGGGATGCTGAAGAACTGACCTTGCGAGTCGTTCAGGTGGCTTTGAACTTCGTCAACGTATTGGGCGAGCATGGCGCATCATACTCGCTTTCGTCTGATTGTCCGGGCGGCGGGCTCTGGATCGTCCCCGCCGGGCGGGGCGACGATCGGGCCGACAGGCCCGCTATCCATGCTCGCTTCGCCGCCGGGACCGGTCGCGGTGACGTCGACGAAGATCATCGTCCCAACGTCAGCCTCTTGAAGCACATAGTCCACCCCAGCCTCGCCGCTGATGGGATCGGAGTTGCGCATCCACTGGCGGGCATAGGTCGTGGCGCCAGTCCAAGTTCCGGTTGTGCTGGTGAGCGTTGACCCGACTTGAAGATTGGTGACGACCGAAACGACAGGTCGCACGGTATTGACGGGCGGAGGCGTCGGGGGAACCGGCGGCCACGGGATTTGGGGAATGGTCGGGACGGGCGACGGGACGATCGGTGGCGGTGTCTGTCCGGGTGTTGATGGCAGCGCCGGCGGGATAGCGCCGATCTTGAAGATGTTGGCGAACACGATCGGCGGGCTCGGCGGCGTCGTGGTGAAGAAGCCGGGGAATAGCGTCGGCGGGACAGTCGAGGAGCCGGGCGGGGCGAATTGCGGCTGGACGACGCCCGCGATTGACGGCGGGACGGCCGCGTAGGCGATGGCTGGGCCGACAAGCGGGCCTACGGGGACCGCGACAGGCGCGGTGTCTGTGCCGGTCGGGGGGAAGACAGGGAAGCCTTCAGGATCGCCGATTGTCGGCGGCGGGATGATCGGCGAGCCGGTGATCGGAATGGGCGTCGCAGGCGAGGTCGCGGATCCGGACTCGAACACGGGCTGAGGGATGCCGGCGATCGACGGCGGGACGGGCGCGGGCTGGATTGGGGCGGTGCCGTTGCTCACACTGAAAATGCCTGAATGATGGTTGCCGTGCCGGAACCGACGAGCTGGACGTTTTCGCCGTCGGCCAGCACCGTGCCGGCTGCGTTAGGCCCAATCATGGTGAACGTGTTGGGTCCGGGCGCCACTTGCCGCCAGCCGAACCAATTCGGCGGCCGGTGTCCGGCCAGCGGTCGGATCGGCGGGTCGGTGCGGCCCGTTCTGCGCTGGCGCGCGCGCCACGCCTCGACGTAATCGTTATACCTCAAGAACGGGGAGGGGTTTGGGAGCGGGTTAACCGGCACTGAGCCCGGCAGGAGCCCGGTCCCCGGCGAACGCGCCGGGTTGAAGTTTTGCACCGGGAGGACGTTGAAGACGACGCTGTTCGTGGTGGTCGACACCACCCATGCGCCCTTTGGCAGAACGCACGGGAAGCAGCTTACCGCGCGCGGTTTCCCGAACGGCGACAGCGCCGATCCGGGAGGTCCGGGGGGCCATGCGCTTACGGGAAGCATCGGAACCTCCGATTAGAAGGGCGCGCCTCCCGTTATGCCCTGCATTTGGACCCCGGTCGATGGCTTAGAGCAAACCAGATTGAGCGCAGTAAGCGATAGACCCACGCTGGCAATCTGCCCTTGCGGGATGGTGGAGTACCACCCGGTCCACGCGAAATTGGCGTCCTCGTGAACGACAAGGGTGATATATTTCGAGTTGAAGCCGTAAGCCGTACCCTGTGGGCAGTTAAGGTCAAAGAACAGCGGGGTGTCCCCCAATAGGAGCCCTCGGAATCCTGAATTAACAGGATCGTCCTTTCCCCAACGGCTTGACGGGTCATTGTTGTACCTTTCGACCGACATGAAGTCGGTTAGGAGCGTCGTCCAGTCTTCGACGGACATAACGACGAAATCGAGCGCCTCGCCGCCCGAATTTTTCACTGCGGCGAGCATATTCGGGATGAAAGCCGCTCGGGTGAGGACAGCGCCGGCGGCCGGCGTCACCAAGGCCTGCCAGTCGGGATAGGTCGCCCGCGCCAAGCCTCCGTAGCTTGGGGCCGTGGTGGCGTTGCCGTAGGCGTCCTGAAGCGAAAACATCTGCAAGACGTTGGTTGTCGGCGGTCCAAACAGCGCGGACGACAAGGCCTGCAAGGACGAGTTCTTGAGGTCGTTCAGCTTGAGCATCAGGCGCGAGGCGACGGCGATCGCGTCCTGAGTGACCAATTGCTCGAGTCCAAGCGAGCTGACGGGCGTCGCCAAGCAGCACATGTTGAACTCGGCGTTGACGGTCGCGGCCACGTCCTGCGGCAGGTTGAACTGGCCGGCGGGGCCAATCCATGAGCTTTGGACGTACTGCCCGGTCTGCACGGGCTGTGTGTATGGGGATACACCGCCGCTGGCCCGGATGGCGTTGCGCAATAGCAGCGCCAACAGCGGGTTCTGCTTGTAGATGAGAATGACGACCATTTGCGCGAAGACGCGCCGGATGGTTGCTTCAAGTTCTAGCCCGATAGGGCCACTTGGGATAATCCCCGCGCCAAGAATCGGAATGGTAGCCTCCTACGGTGGTTAGCGGCCTGTTCTAGCGCGCTCCTGATCCTTGTGGATTGCGCCTAGAATTTCTTTGCGTCCCCACGCTTCCGGGTCTTTGGCGATGTCCTTGAAGTTAGGCTCCTCCTCGTGGCGCCAGAACTGACTGTCATAAGTCGGCTCGCTGGTCTGCGGGTTCTTGCTTGCCCTGTATGACGCCGCCACTTCATGATCGGCGACGGCGTGTTCGTGCATCCACCTTTCGAGGTCGCTCAGACCTTCGTCGGTGAAGCCATATTCCTTCTTCACCTTGCCTCGGCTGGCGTTCCAAGCGTCCATGTCGGCCTTGGTCCGCTGCGCCTCTTGCTCCTTGCGCTTGTCCTCCTCGACCTTCCCCAGCTTGGCGTCGATCTTCTGTTCCATGTCGTAGTCGGGGATGGCGAGGTTGGGGTACTTCTTTTTGATGAGCCGCTTGGCTTCCTTGTTGAGCTGCGGATCATTGTAAATTGATTCAACGAAATCAGCAGTCATCCGCTTATTTTGTAAAAAGGAAAACTCCTCGTCGCTGATAGTTCGCGGCATCACAACGCTCCAAAGTGATACGGAGCGACGTTGCCGCTCCAGATGTCCTGATCGGCTACGCGGACGCCTGACCCGTGGTTGGTCGTCCACAACTCCAAGTTTTCCGGACGGTTGTCGGTTCTGATCCCATTCTTGTGGTGGATTGTCTCGCCCTTTTTCAGTTTCCTTCCCAAGAGTTTTTCCATGATCAGGCGATGTTCGTGGACGGTTCCACGCCGATCTGGATCGGAAAACCTCTTATAGCCAAGGGTGTCAACCCAACCGTCGCCGGTTCCGCGCGCCGCTCGGCGTGTACCGCGCATCTTGACTCCGCGACCGATGGCGGAACACGCAAATGAACAATACTTCGTCGGCATTATCCAAGCTGGCTTGCCGCTGTATTGGCGCAAGCGCGGTGCCATCAGCGTCCCACATTGGGCGCACGGTCGCGGCGGCGTGTTTTTGCTTACGATGCCCATCAGTTGTTATTCGTCTTCCCTGTTACAGCTGGCTGTAGTGGCACGCCGCCTTCGGGTTTTGGCACGACCTTGGGGATGTTGCCCCACTCGCCGACTTCTGACTGCGTGTCGACCTGTAGGATCGTGCGCGGCGGGGTTTCGGGCGGCGTGGTGATCGGCGGATCGTAGCTGCGATTTTGGGCCATCAGAAACTCCTATTGCTGTTTCTGCTTTGCTCGCCACTCTGCCATATAGGCGACGCGGCAAGGCGGACATCCGCGCTCTTTTCTTCCGGGCATGTAGACAAGCTCATGCCCGCATTTCGCGCGCTTACGCAAATACGGCGCGCGGTCCAGACTGTTTTCACTGCGGGTTTGCAGACGTAGGTGTCCGAGTTCGATGCACGCTCGGTTGCGGCATGTGTGCCCGATTTCCAAGCCTTCGGGGCGCGGCCCATGCTCCCGTTCCCAAACGACAGTCGCCGTCTTTTGGTGACGCCTAGCGCCATTCAGGTCGCGGCAGTGAATTTGCCCGTAGCCCCGATGGTCCCACTTGCCAAGCCAAATCAGACAGCCGCCATTCACGACACGTTCCGAATAGCGCGCCAGCCGTTCAGCGATCGGTTGAATTTGTGGGGCCACTTTCCTTCCCAAAGTTAGGGTATCGTGTCAACCCTTTCGATTGACACCATGCCGCGACGTCGATACTGGCGGCGATGACGAAACACATAAACAGAACGAACGAGCCTAAGAAGAAGACGCCGACGATGAGGATGGCGTCCTTGAGCGAGGTCACGACGGCTGCTTGTCGCTTAGAGGCTGACCGCGTGCATCGGTCGCCGGCTGGCCGGGCTGTCCTTTCGCCTGCGAACTGGCTTCGTGTGCGCCCTGACTGTGAAGGTGCGCGCTTTCAGCGTGTTCCTTCGCGTCGTCATGCTGTTCTGCGTCGTGCGCGTTGGCGGCCTTGTGGTGCGCCTTCGCCGCGTCCTCGTGCTTCTTGGCGGCGTCGCGGTGCTTATCGCCGCCCGGATGTTTAGCCATAGTGACCTCCCGTTGAAGACTGCATGGCTATCATGCGCCCGGCAACGGCGTCGAGGGCATAGGCGCCCCGCCGCCGCCCGGAGGTTGACCGGGCTGACCGCCGCCCGGCGGCTTTCCCTGCCCGAATAGGCGTTGCAAGAGCTGGTTTTGCACCGTCCGCTTCATCTGGTCGCCCAGCATGGTCTTCTGCACTCCGACTGCCGCGCCCATGCCGCCGGCGCCGCCAAGGTGGCGGGAAAGCTGGGTCGCGGCGCGCAGCGCGTCGCGGTGAAGCTGGCTTCCGGGCTCGAGTCCAAGCGCCGCTTGCTGGATGAGCTGGACGGCTTGCTGCAACAGCATGGAGCTGTCGGCTTGGTTGCCGGGTCCGGGCGTTGAAATCTGCGGACCCATGCGGCTGCGCGCGAAGGCGGCCATTCCGCCGGGGCCGGAAGGAGCGCCGCCGCCCGGCGTGGGAGGAGGTCCGGGGGACGGCGGCCCGCCGGGAGGAGCGCCACCGGGCGGCATCCCCTGACCTGAATCGTCGTCTTCTGTCGCGGTTGGATCAAAAGCCATTTGTTTTACCCGGAAGGCCGCCCCGTTGGAACGAGGCGGCCTTCCCAGTGTGCGCCTCACGGGGGGTGCGAGGGCGCCGGGACGTGCGGGAAACTAGAACCGAGTTCTTGGTCTGTCTAGCGTCAGTGCTTTGTTGCGCCGGCGGCGGCTTTACGTCGTGATCCGCCGCCGCCTTCCTTGATCCCCAAAAGCCCCTTGATCATTTCTTCCTTCTTGTCCTCCTTCGCTGCGGCGGCCTGCGCTTTCTGACGCTGCTTCAGGCGCGCTAGCAGCAGCTCGGCGCCGGGCGGATGGAGCATGTGGATCAGGTCTTCGGCGTCGATCGCGCCTGCTCTAGCGAGCGCAATAGCCACTTGACGATTGTCTTCCGCGAAGGCGGGCGACGCGGAGTGCGAGTCGACTTGGACTTGGAAGTTGCCGGGGAGCTGGCTGAGTAGGAACTCTTGGTTCGTGTCTGCTGTCGTGTAGATGAGCGCGTCCATCGCCTGCATGATGCGGAGTCCAAGCCACCCGCAGTCAGCGAGCTGCCGCTCGATCCTGGAAGCCTGCTTGATAAGGTGGGGTGATGAAGTTCTAACCAAAGTCTGAGCGTGGACTCCAGCCCGGACTCCCGATTCGCCTTGTCCTGACATGATCGGACTGAAGCCGCTAGCTTCATCAAACAGCTTGAAAACAAATTCAAGTTCTTCCAAGTAGTTTTCCGGCGGGGGGTCCAGTAGCTTCGACGCTTTCGCGTTGGGATTTGGGTCGTTAATAAAACCTCCCTCATTGACAATCTTATAGTATTGCTCCTCCGTGACGCTGGTGAAGCCGCTGAAGACTTGAGGGGCGTTGACATTGCGATCCCACATTACTTTTATGTCGCGCAGCCGCTTATTCAGCATGTCCTGCAACATCTGCACGTCGGCGATGCTCGAACGGCCCCAGAAATAGCCGGGCGTCTCACCCCCCTGCACCTTGACGAACGGATGCTTGCCGGGGATGCGGCTTAGATTGCGCCGCGTCGTCTCGCCTTCGATGATGATCGGCTCGTGACCGTAAAGCACTTGGATTGTCGTCCAGTCTTCATCGCGGTCGCGATCCTTGATCCATAGCTCGCAGTGCTTGACGGTCGGGGCGAAACGTCGATTGGGCCGCCACGGCGTCGGAACGGGAAAGACGTTGACGATCCCTGCGGCGGATGACGGAGCGTCGCCAACGTCTCCCAACGGTTGCAGACCACCCACAACCATTTGGTGAAAGTAGGTTGTTTCCTCCTCGTCGCGATCCGGCCCCGGATCGTCGTCAAGGGCTTTCATGATTTCGTTGTAGCGCGGATGCTCCATGAGCGACGTGCGCAGCCGCGATTTGGTCGGATAGCTGACGTGGCAGAAGGCCTCTTGCTCGTCCAGATGCAACGTCGTTTCGGACAGGACGCCGAAGTTCTGCGGATGGACTTGCGCCACCTTGAAGGTGCCGCTGTCGCCGTCAGGCAAAATCTTTAACAGGCCCGCGCCATTGATCAGGCTCCACGTCACGGCGTCGGCGAAAGTCACATCGCCGTCGACTTGGCGGAAGTCGGCCGACAGCTTTTCGCCCACCAGCTCGGATCGTTCGAGGACGCTATCGTCCTCGCCGCTGTCATAGACGAGCCGCAAGCGGACGTCGGTCGGCTGCATGAGGAAGCCGGCGAGCTTGTCGATGAAGGATTTGGTTTTGTTGTAGAGCGCGGCCCGGCTGTCGGCGGCCCCGGTGTAATAATATTGGGCGGCGCGCGAGTAGACCATGCCGCGCTCGCTCGCGCTGGCCATGCACTCGTCAACCATTTCCTTGACCCAAGCGCCAAGAAAGCCGCCGTCCCGGCTTGGGATTTTGAGGGCCATTTATTCCGGCTCTTTGTCGAGTTCGCGCGACACGGCGTCCCGGCCAGCTTTGACCGCTCGCATTGATCGGGGCGCGGCGCCGGCCATGTCGGGCGTGGTCACTTCCTGCGGCCCGAAGGTCATGCCGGGCGGGATCATCGGCAAGCGCGGATCGCCGGCTGGAACCGGCTGGTAGTCGGGATGGCCCCTCGCCAGAAATTCGTCAACGAGCGTCATGTCGTGATGGATTTCGTCGCCCTCGGCCCCGCCTTGGTACTCACGCATCATGTCTTGCACCGAAGCCTCCTGTTCCGGCGTCAGAAGGTGCGCGTTCGGCCCTCGGGTGACGGTTGTCGGGCGATCGGTGTTCGCCGGCGGACTAAAGCCGGGCGGGTTTTGCGGCGTGTGAAGCGCGCCTTCGACGCCCACCGGTCCCAAGGTTTGCGCCCACCCCGCGCTTTCCTCGGGCGAGGCCCAGCTTGGCTGTTGCGCCCTCGCTTGGATCATCGCGCGCACGTCCGCCGGCTTCAAGGCGTCGGCGACTGCGGCCTTGCCCTCGGACCCGGCCCGCGCTCGATCGGCCTTGCGGCCCGCCATCTTGGCCTTCCAAGCCTCGGTGTTCGCCGCGTCCATTTCCTTGTCGACTGCGCTCAATCCGGCTGCGCGAGCTGTCTCGCCGCTGACGGTCGGCTCCTGTCGGCCGGTGGTTGCGCCCTCGACGGCCTTGAGCCCGGCGGCGCGGCCGGGAGCGTTCATCGGCGGCTCGACACGGGGTGGAGCGGCTTGGCCGCCGGCCATGCGCGATAGCGCGCTCATCAGGTCGGACAGGCCGGACAGGCCGAAGCTGCTCGTGTCGCCCATGTCAGGCTTCCAAATATGCGATTAGTTTTCGCAGATGGTCTGGATCATCTTTGACATAACCTAGAACCACATTGCAGTAGGAGCATATCCAGCCGCGAAATTCGCCAGTTCGGTGACAGTGATCGAACGAAATGCGGCCGTTCGTCAAACCGCAAATGTCACAGACGCTCGGCTTGGGCCTTCCAGCCTTTCGTTCGAGGACGCGCTTCCTAAGCTCTTGGCCTCTGCGCGGATGTTTTGCGTTGTACGTTTTCTGCGCGGCAGCAGCCTTATCGGGGTTTTTGTCACGCCAGTGCTTGACATACACGCGCATGTAAGCGCGCTCCCTTGCTCGATCTTCGTCAGTGCGCGGCTTTGCCTTTCGTTTCGCAACGATTGTTTCCTTGTTTTCCTGCCAATAACGTTGGCCTTGCGCCTGACGAAGGGCGCGATCCCGCTCCAGATTTTTCAGACGGTATTGACGCATGTACTCGCGATGGCGAGCGCGTTCCTCTTCGGTCATCCTCCCTTATATCACAAGACTTAATTCTATTCACCACACTTTAATTGCGCGCCTCTTCGATGCAGCTATGAGGTCCGGTTGGTCGCCGGTGGCAAGGTTGCGCTTCAGGAGGTCCAGCCCGTCCATGCCAAACTGACGACGGTTCTGCTGGCCGATGCCGATCGCGGTCTCAAGCATCGCCTTGTGGCCGGCCTTCTGCCAATCGGATGGCAGGATCGAGGCGGTTTGATCCTTGTAGCGGACCTTGCCGGTTCCGCCTTGCCGGTTGTCAAAGCGGATGTCGGCGACGTTGTAGTCGTTGGCGAGGATGTCCTCGGTGATCCCGCGCGCTTTAGCTCCGATGCTTCCGCCGATCGCGGGGGGCTTGAACTCTTGGTTCATCTGGTTCTGGTCGCACGCTGTGCAGCTCGGGGGTGGTTGGTCCCACTGGTCGCTCGTCAGCGTCACTTCCATCCGATAATTGCACTCCCCGCAATGGTATGTCCTCACGATCATCTTCAAGCCCTATCTTTTTGGCGATCCGCTCCACCATCTTTTCGAGCGCGCTGATCCGGCCCTCGGTTTCGGCCGTGCGCAGCATCATCGGCGAGCGCGCGAACATTTCGGTCATTTGTCAGGAACCTCTGCTTTCGGGATGCCCTTGGCCGCTTCAAGCCGGTCGATTTCATCCCGAATGAGTTGGATCACGCGCTCACGGCCGGTGAAGTACAGCTCGGCCAGCTCGTCCTCGGCCATTTCCAGCTCGGCGACAACGGTGTCTGACGAGTACATTAAAACACGTCCCTTGGCCGCGCCTGCTTCTGGTTGATTTTTCGAATATGCTCGCTGAAAGCGAACGATAGCACGGTGCCCGCGTCCTGCGGAGGCCGGTTGCCGTTCACGCTATCCCACGTCAGATTGCGAGCGATCAGCCCGGCCCGCCGCCACTCGATCCATGTGTGGTGCGCCAGAACGGTCGCGCTCACGAGGTCGTCGTTTTCGCCGGTGTCCGGCCCGGCCCCAAGCCAGCCGTCGTCCTCAACGATCGCCTGCAACTCCTGCATCAGATGGATTGATCTGATTTCGATTCGCCGCAGCATGAGGCTGTCGCGCAGCGCGCTGTAGACGTGGGCCTTGTTGTCCTGATTGGTCTTCCACGCGATGACGTTGCCCGCCCCGCCCATCGTGTCAGCCCGCTTGTAGAGGAACCATCGGACAGCGCCGATCATGTTGAGGATGTTGTCGCTCCCGGCCTCGGCTTGGATGATGCCGCGCTCGGCGAGCTGGCGAAGGTTGCGGACCTCGGGGATCACGGCGGCGCCGACGCCCGACACTTCGACGTTCGCCATGTGGTCGCGGTAGGCTCCGCACAGGTGCGACAAGACCCAACTGAATTGATAGGTCAGCGGCTTGTTCGACTGGAACTCGGCGACTTGGACGATGCGATCGGCGTAGCAGCGAAAGACTTCGATCGCGTGGTCGTTAGCGTCCCCCCCGCCGCCGCCCGACGGATCGCCGCCGATGACGTACACGCCCTTTGGATCGGGCGGCTCGTACACCCTCAGCATCACTTCGTCCCGATTGGTCGTTTGGGCTATCGTTGATCCAAGGAAGGCATCCTCGAAGCTGTACTTGTAGCCCTGATATTTCGGTCCCTCCGTCAACCCCTCGATCAGCTCTAGGGTCCGGGCTGCTGGGAAGAAAGACGAGCCCGAAGCTACAAAGCACTCCCTTTCGTTCCACGGATAGTGTCGGAGCATATATTGTTCGTCGCGGAACTCCGCTTCCCTTCGCCACCACGCGATTTGCTCCGGTTTGACGGTCACGCCGTAGGTTCGTTTGACGAAGCGCGCCTTTTCGATTTCCTCCTCGGTCAGATGCCCGCCATCCCAATAGGTCTTGTAGTCAGGATCGCTCTTGGCGATCGAGTAGGTTGGGTTGGCCCAAAAACCGATGAAGATAAACCGCATGTGCCGGTCGGTCTTCGCTTGCTGGCAATGGTTGTAAAACCAATTGAAGCCATTTGCGATCGACTCCCACACATAGAGCCGATGGGGATTGACGCGGGCGAGCGAGGCCTTGAGGCTTTCGACGCCGGCCAGCGACTTCCACTGTCCGCACTCGGTGGCGTGCATCATGTTGAGCGCGCGGGACGCGCCAAGGTCCGGGTTGGACGCCGCAGCCATCAGGTCGATCACGCTGCGGTTGGCGAACGCCATGCCGTTGCGATTGTTGCTGATCAGCCGGTGTTCCTCGGATCGCCACTCTGGCGGCAGCGTCTCGAGGAGCGCGGCGAAGATGCGGCGCAACCGTTCGAGGTTGTCCGTGCGATCGGCGATGATCGCGCCTTGAACGCCCGGATTGGCGAGCGCCCAAAACAGTTCGATCACACTACAGACGGTTGTGATCGCCACCTGACGACATTTGAGGACGACAAATTCATGGACGCCCTCCTCAAGCCCCTTGGCTACGGCGTCAATGACGAGCCGTTGAGACATCCACGGATCGACGTGAGTGCGGCCTAATTCCTTCGTGTCGATTTCCACCGCCTGCAACAGATCATAGATGCCTTGGCGGATCGTTACCGGAGCCATTTTCGTGTCACCGGGTCTTGCCGCCGTTTCAAGCGTCCTTTGGACCCGGCGTCGAGCATATTGATGCTTCGCGTCCCGGCAAACAGATGATCTGGGTTGACGCAGAACGGCATATCGCAGCGATGACAGGCGTCGCGCTTGTCATCATCGTTAAGCTCTAAGGCGAGCCGAGTCGCGTACCGCTGGCGCCCGTCCCACCATGCGACAGGGTAATCGTTGCTGCACCCGCGCAGCCAAATCCAGCATCCCGAATTAGGCTCGGGGATGCTGTTGGCTTCGATCAGCTCGGCGATCGAGCTAGGTCGCGGCATCCTGTTGGTCCGTCCCCTCTGGCTCGGTTTCCAGATACACCAGCCCCAAGGCTTGCTCCATGATCGCCAGCCATCGCTTGCGATCGGCCGGCAGGAACACGTCGCCGGGCGCGGGCAAGTGCCCTAGCAAGGCCTCGATAAGGGGGTCCAGTTGGTAGTCAGCGCCATTGGCGGGATATTCGGGTGCGGCTTTTGCTTTCGGCATTTTGTCCTCCACCCGGCCGGGATAGCTGGATTAAGCTTCCGGGACAATGGTTCCGTCGCGCCGCTTCCACCGGCCGGACAGGTAGCCTTGCAACGCCGTCTCGGCCGTCACCTCGTGCAACCGGATGACTTCGCCCACGCGCCGGTCCATTTCGTTTTGGCGCTCCCTCGCTCGATCGGCGGCTTCGGCGATCATGATTTGCCCGGTGAGCAAATCCGCCACCCTGTTCAGGGTGGCTTTGATGTCTTCCAGTTGCGCCACCAGCTCGTCATTGTCCAAGTCGACCTCCCGTGATAGACGTGAAAGCCGCCCTTGTGTGACGTCAGGGGCCGTCCCTAAGTGTGTTTGACGGGTTGGTCGCCAATCGGAGTAAGCCCCGATTGGCGATCTTTTTTTAGTCCGTTAGTTACTGAGTGCCGCCATTTGGGCGGTCATCGTCGCAGTACGTGTTGCACGTGCCTGAGTTGTTGCAGCGCGTGGTGCAGCCCTGCCCCGCCCAAGCGGCGGTAGCGGCACCCAACCCGATCGCCAACGCAACTAACACAATTTTCCTCATGACGGTTTCGTCCTCTGGGTTCGGTTTCTTGCGGCGGTATTGTCGCAAGCTCGGGCAACGGCGGTCCTCAAAGGTTTTGAATGTCATGGTTTCACCCTCGCAGTGATCGAGGCGAGGAGCGCCCGGCCTTTTGGAGTGAGGTGGTACACCCGTTCCCTTCTGTTTAATATGTTGTCGCGGCCCTCGACAAGGCCCGCGCCGTCTTCGTTGCGCCGATCGCGCTCCCCCATGTCCAAAAGATTGCGTGACATGGTGGTTGGCGAAATCGAGGCTTTCTTGGCGTAGTCGGCGACGCTCATCCCTTCCTTTTCCGCGACAAGCAGGAACGCCTGAATTTGCCGCGCTGGCATCGTCGCCCTGATCCGAAAGAAAGGATCAAGCCCGGTCAGCATGGATCGGATGACGATGGTCTGCCCTTCCGATCGCACTTTGTTGTCGCCTGTCCTCAAGTGCATTGCAGCTTCCCTCCTCATTCGGCCTCCTTAAGTGAACAAGCCTAATTGTGCATAATCGCCATCGTGCTTGACGTCAAGCGGTATGTCATGCTAATCATATGACGCCAAACACATGAGGACAAATGACATGAGGTACGGTGCGGACGTGGTTCACCTGACGGCGAGGCCGCAGGACGATGATCGGTTTTCGGTGGTGCCAGTTGAGGCGCGCGATCCAGCCGCAGCGGCTCGGGCGGTCGCGCACATTGCAGCCGAAAGAAAGTATGAGGAACTTGGGACAGTTGGCTTCATCAATGAGTGCGGCAGCAGCGGCACGCGCTCGATGTTCCGCGCTCACATTGGCGTGCAGTATCGTAGCGAAACAGGGATCGCGACCAAAGGCGTGTCAGTGTCGATCGCCATCTGGCCAGAGGGAGGAATGGAATGATGGACAGAGACGAACACCTTGCTTGGTGCAAGAAACGCGCGCTCGAATATTGGCGCGCAGGCGATTTGGCAAACGCCGTCGCGTCGATGGGATCGGACCTCGATAAGCATCCTTTTGATGACGTGAAGCGATGGATTGAGGGCTTCCGATGAAAAGAAACTGGCCCCTGCCCATCATCGTCCTAGACACGCGCTGCAACCCTGCGCATGACGTTGGGTTCATTCCCGACTACCTTGACGTTGACGATCCGCGCCCGGCTAGCGAGCAATTCAACGAGCGGTATGTTTACGGCGGCTGGCATCCGCAATCGGGTTTGACGCACAGCCGCCACGGGGTGCTGCACTTTCCCGGCGATCCGCCAATGATGCCGCTGGCGGCGATCCCGTTCCGTACGGAAGTGATCTTTGTCTATCCGGGCGCCTACGTCGCCATCTTCCAGCCGGACGGATCGTTTGAAGCTTGCAGGATGGATTGAGCGATGATGATCGGGATGCTGTTTATCATCGCGGTGCTGTTGCTCGCGATCCTAATGCAACTCACGCCCGCCAACGAGCCAAAGCCGCCGCCCCCGCCTAAGCCACGAAAAAGTGCGCCGAAGTGGGTGTGGTGGTTTTGGTTGGCGTTCATTGCGATGGCCGCCTATCCACACTTTCTTTAGGTCAATAGCACTACTTTTTTATGTAAAATATATGGAAAACGATCTTCGTTTCCCTCTGCGCCACGTAAAACGATAGGGTTGACAACCTAACCTAACACATGTAATCATAATGTCGTGAGGACGCATGATGACACACAGGGACTTTAGAAAGGACGTCACAATGGACAACATCGAAACACAGATGACGACGGACCATGAGGAACGCGCGGAAGTCGCAACATGTGTCGCGTGGGAAAGGCTTAAACGAGGCGCAAGCTGGGATGACTGGAAAGTCATCTGCGTCCGCTTTGCCGATGGCCGCGCCGCCGCAATGGCTCGCGCCGGGACCAACCAGCCGATCGGAAAGACCTATAACGTCTCCTTTTCCGAGTGGATGCACGCGCGGAAGTGGGCGACCGACATAGACAAGGCGACGCGCAATCAAGCGATCTGGTGCGCGGATCACATGGCCGCGATCGAGGCGTGGCGCGAGACGGTGGGCGTGTCGCAGCGGCTCATGATTAATCACCCCGGAACCGTCAAGCGCAACTATGAGCGCATGATGGTCGACAAGGGCGCAGAAAAAAAGCCCGTGACAGAAACGAAAGCACAAAAAGTCGAACGTGAACTGGAGGCGCTGGCGACAGAGCGCGACAAGTGGAAGCGCCAAGCGGAAAAAGATGGAAGCCTGTTCGATCTAAAAAACGATGGCGTGAAGCTGATCGCGCAGACCATCGCGCAGAATATGACCGACTGGAGGTTTGGCGAGCTACTGAAAGAAATGAACGCGGAAAGCGAACGTCGCAAGGCAATCCGCCGCAAGCCAAAACAAGCCGGTTGACAAAAGAGTGAGTGTCAACTAGAACGATTGACGGGGCGCAATCGCCCCGTCGCCACACATGAGGGAAAAAAGATGCTTCAGACATAATCGACGCGTACAATGTCACTAAGCGCGAGCGAAACACCGCCCGCGATGACGTCTGGTCTGCCCTTCAGGCGGTGACACGCTACGTTGACCACAGCCGCTCTGTAAGGGGCGCCGATGGTTCAACCGAGGGATTGATCGCCTCGCGTTTTGAGGCCGGTACATGGGGCAGTGGCGACGATATGAAGGGCAAGGCCTTAAACCTCTTGCTGCCGATGGTTGACCCTGACTTGTTCCGGCGCGAGCGCGTGCTACTGCCCGCGTAAACCAAATCAGTTGACATAATGAGAGCGCCGCGCTATCCCCTAGCGCGGCGCTCTTGCGTCGCAACGTCACACATGAGGCAACGAACATGACAACCGACTTTGACCGACCGATTACCGTTAACGTATCGTACAATGACGGCCTTAGCTTACGCATTGCATGTAGCTCCCACGGCGCCGAGTGGCGCGACCGTGCTAGCGCGCATCGAGCCAAGGGCGAAAATGTCGATGCCGATACGTGCAACCGGATTGCCGATGGTTATTCCCGCCTATGGTCTGTCATTGAAGCCGCAATGAAGGAACCTTGCGAGGCTTGCAAGGCGCCCGCGCCAACCGGCCGCCTCGCAATCCGCCTGGACAATCTGCGATGGGAGGATCGCGACGGCGAGTCGGACGCCTAAACGACCTAGCGTTTAAATCGCCTCCAGACCCCCGCTATGGGGGTCTTTTTTTGCCCTTATCATTCTAGCTAGATTGCAGACCCCCTATTCAGCGGCCGCCTAAAGCAATCGTCAGGGGCAAAGTTGTTACAACTCAGCAACCGATTGTGTGACGTCGACTTGCAAGATATTGGGCGAAAAGCAGAAATCTCGCGCTTTCCCCGGACACAACTGTCGGGTGTAGGGGCGCGTTCAACACTTCATCGGATGCCTCTTAGTATTGGCGAAGTAATCGCAG